TTGTGGTGGCGGTGATGAACGGCGACGAAGGCGTTGGCCTCCGCCAACTCGACGGGCAGGACGTGGAGGCCGGCCCAGGGACGCTCGTGGGGGGTCACGACCCGTACCCCGCATCCCGCAACAACTGCGTGAACCGATCCAGGCGCATACACACCACCCACTCCCCCACCCGCGCAGGACCGAACCCGTCAGGGCGCATGACCGCGAACGGCACCGCCCCCTTGTTCCGCGCCTCCAACTGGCGGAGGGCGGCGGTGGGCTCAAAGTCGCGGCGCGCCTTCACCTCCACATCCACACCGGGCATCCCGGTGATGTCGGGGCCGGGCGCCGACGAACCAGTGGGCAGAGCAAACGGCCAACCGTTGCCGGCGAACCAATCCGCCACGATGCGTTCCGTCTCACGGCCACGCTGCTTCCGGCTCATGCGCAGCCACCAGCAGAGCGCGGAACCAGCACCACCACATTCGGTGGTTCAGACGAAACCAAATCCCGGATGATCTGCTCGGAGCGGCGAAAACCCTCAGCCACCCCGTCATCGAAATGGCCGGTTTCCGCCATGTACTCACAGCGGGCCTTGAAGATACTGATGCCGGCTTCGGCCAGAGCCTTTACACGCTCGTCGCTCATAGTGCAACACCGGCCGCTTCACCAACACGATCAGCCACGAAATCAATCGTCGCCGCCTGCTCCTTATAGCCGTGGAACTCCACCAAACGGCGAGCCTCCACCAGCAGACGCAACGCCTCCCGCACATCAGCTTCCTTATGTGCCTGAGTCTCCGTCACCATCCACCTCCCTATCCCAGCCCGCCACCCGGCGAACCTGCGGCAAACGCACAACCAGCAACCCCTTCGACCAGTCAGCAGAAACCACCTGCACACCGATCGCGGACACCAGCCGCACAATCTGTTCACGCTCACTATCCAACACCCGGCACCTCCCCGTCAACCGCGACACGCAACAACCTAGGCAACAAACCAGCCACCGCATCCCGGCCACCAGCCAGAAACACATCATTCAGATCCGCGCCCCGAGGCAACCATGCCGTCTGCGCCTGCGGCAAATCACGACACACCGCATCCGCCAACTCCCGGCCCGGGTTCGACCCGTCTTCCTTCTCATCGTTGTCGGCCAACACGATCACATGCTCAAACCCGTCCAGCAGTTTCGGAAAGTGCGGCTTCCACGCACGAACCCCCGGCACACCGACACACGGCAGGCCACACATTTCGGCCACGATCGCATCCATTTCGCCTTCGGCGACACAGATCAGCGGCGACATAGTGAACGTGGCAAGCACGTTGAACATGCGCACCGGCTGGCCGGGCGGGTTCAGATACTTCGGCTGATGCGTGTTGTCCAAGTGGCGGAACTTGAAACCGACCACACCGGTCTTCGTCACATACGGAATGGACAGCATCCCGGTAAACGGCTGATGTTCCGGCTCAGGTTCGCTTACGACGCCAAGCAGGAACTTGTCGGCTACCGTGCCGCTCACCCCCCGACCGTCCAGGTAGGTAGCTGCCTTCTCGTCGCGGCCGGCCGCGTACCGTTCCGCCGCCAACGTCAAGGTGTTCTTCCGCCCAGCGGACAGCGCCAACGAAATCCACTCCTTCCTGCTTTTGGATGATTGAGTAGCCGTCTCCTGCGATGTCGCATACGAAACAGTTGTAGACGCCGCGATCGATGTTGACGGATCCGGACTGGTGGGTGTCTCCGTGCAAAGCGCACAGGATGCTGCGGTTGCCGCCGTATTCGGGGATCCGAACGAACCCGTAGTGGGTTAGGACTGCGCGTAGCAGTTCGGTCTTGTCGATGTCACTGTTCATCGTCCAGCATTTCGGCGGTGCGGGCGTAGCCGGCGATGTCGATGAGGTTGTCACGCTTGGGCTTGTGGGCGTCGCGGATCACTTTCGCCATGATGTTGAGCATGGCTACGGCGCGGCCGTCCAGTACGGGGGCGTCGGCTCCGTACCTGCGGCGCAGGTAGGCCGACCATGCGTCTGCGATGCCGCCTAGGTTTTGTTCGGGGTGGCCGTAGTCGCTGTGCCGGTCGCCGCTGGTGATGCGGGCGGCTTCGGCCAGCACGTTGAGCGGCGGGTTTGCGGGTTCGGGCCGGGCGAACACGTTCCGCGGCCACTCGTACATGCCTTCGTTCCAAATCTTGTCCGTCTGCGCAGCGACGGCGGCCGGATCGGTGGGGAACGCCCTATCCAACAGGCGCCGCTCAATCTGGCGCTTCACGGCGGCTGCGTCCCAGTTGGTGCCGATGTGAATAGTGGTGTCGTTGAACGTGACGCTGGCGGCGCCACCGTACTTGCGGCACTCAATCACGGCCCGCTCGGCGAACTCGTCAATCAGTTCACCGGGCACGGCCTTGATTGTCAGTTCGTCCCCGATGCCGGGGCGGTAGTCAGCCATTTCACATCCACCCATCCCCGGCCACCTGGCCGGCCATCACAGCACCCATCGACTCGTGAACACTCATCCGCGAAAAATCCGCATACAACACTTCGAACGTGTTACCCGTCGGGTCATACGGACCCGAACGATTCTTCAAACACGCCACCTTGTACTCCCCCGTGAACGAGTTAGCCGCCACACCCAAAATCAGTTCCGGAAGCTGCGACACCTTCCCCTGAATGTCCCGCCTAGCGGGCGGATCATGCGGGCTACCTGCCGCCTCCGACGTGTGATGCAACACGAAGAACGCGGCCCTCGTCACACGGGACAAATGGTGAATGGCCTGCATCACCATCCGCATACCAGCGAACTCGTTGTCGTGTTCGGCCAGCACGTTCATCAAGTTGTCCACCACCACAAGGTCAGGCGGTGTGCCCCACGCTTCCTCAAACGCACCGATTTCCAGATCGATGTCGTCCAACGATGGGGCCGAGTCGAACACGAACCGAACATTGTCCAGCCGGTCCAAGACTTCCTCGTAGTAGGGGGATCCGCCGTTGAGGCAGGCCCGCTCCACCGCCTCCACCTTTTCCCCGGTCAGCATGGCCGCAGCCCGATAGGACATCGTTTGCTCATCGGTGTCGGCGGAAAAGTAGAGGGTGGGAATGTTGTTGTGGACGACGTAGTGCAGGGCCAGGAGCGACTTGCCCGCCCCTGGCTGGCCGACAACTAGGTGGGTCCAGCCGCGTCGCGGCACCACCCGTGCGGTTTCCAGTTTCGTGTTGAACGGTGGAAGCGGCTGCCCCATCGATTCGGCAAGGGCAAGCGACTGACTAAGCCTGCGCATCGACGGCCGCCTCTTGGCGGCGGCGCTTCCGCTCCGCCAACACATACTGCTGCACCAGCGACGGATGACAACCAAACGTGTCAGCAAGGATCGCGTACACATCGGGCCGGTGCGGCACATGCCGCCGCACCAAATCGCACAGCTCCGGCAACACCCGCCGAACCTCAGGATCAATCTTCGCCACGGAAACTCCCATCCTCCCGCAGACTTCGGGCACACGACTCCGCCAAATCGACAGCCTGTTCCGGTGTCAACCCGGCCGACGCATACTGCGCGAACGCCACCATCGCCCGGCCTTCCCCAAGGTCAAGCATCGATTCGCCGACGATCAGCAGGAACGGCTTCGAACCCTCCAAGACCGCTAGTGCGGCCTCCGCCGGCGTCACGGCAAACCCGCCACGGACAGGACGGCAAGATGCTCGCCGCAGCGAACGCAGTCATGGTTGCCGGCCGACAGGGAGGCGACGTGTTCGGCGCAAGCCATCCACGGCCCGCCGTGACAGGCCACGGGCCCGTCCAGCAGCACCACCGCCGAAGCGGGGGTGTGCCGGCAGGCGTGCGACGAGCAGCGGAACGCCAACTCCACAACGAGGTCGTGAACATCGGCGATCGTTTCGATGGTGCGGGACGCCATCACGAGTCGACCCACTGACGCTCGGCCTTCTCCGTGATCTTCTTCACGGGCCAGGGGCCTTCCAGCGGATCCACCCAGCACTTGTACGGCTTGCCCGCCTTGGACTTGGCTTCCAGCAGCAGCATCGCCCCGTTCGGCACGACGGGGGCGCCGGGCAGGCCACGGGTGTACAGCTTGCCCCACCGGTCGGTCTGCTGTTCCACAGCCTGCGGCGCCGCGACCGTGGCGGCGGGTGCGGGGGCTGCGACGGGTGCCGCGTCCAGCGCCGACGACACGGCGGCGGCGGCCTGATCCACCGACGGGGCGGGGGTGGGGGCGCCATCGTTGCTGTACGAATGGGCCTCCACCTGCACCTGCCACACCCGGCTCATCGTGTCCGGGGACAGCAGGAACGCATCCAGGTTGTTGTTGAACTCCTGCGCGGTGTCACCGCGAACAGTGAGCAGGTCACCGTTGATCTTCGTGGTGAACGAAAACTTCGCTTCGGTCATGGCTTGCTATGCCTTCCTGTCTAGGATGATGGGGTCGTATTCGGGGGCTTGCGCACCGCCGTAGGCGGCGCAGAACTGTGCAACACCACAAGATCCACAGTGGGATCCAAGGTGTGCGGGGAACACTCGGGCCCGGATCGACGCATCGACGTTGGTGAACAGATCATCCAACACGGGGTCGTAGTCGGCCGGTAGTGACCACGGAGCGGACAGTTCACCGGTCCGGGTCATGTAGTAGGCGCCGAGTGAGGGGCGGGGCTGACCAGCAGCATCCATGCCGTAGGCGTAAAGCCGCAGCTGGCCGGGGAGTGGGGTGCGGGATCCGGACTTGTGGTCGATGACCATCAGTTCCCCACCGGGTAGCGCCACCACAAGGTCTAGGAACATCTTGACGGGCACGTTGCCGATGCTGATGTTGACGCCGCGTTCGATCCACGGCCCCGCCTTGTCGTCGTAGATCCGTACCCCGTCGGCGTAAGCCTGGGTGATCCACGCGATGTAGCCGACGAGTTGCCGGTAGCCGTCGCTTCGCCACCAAATGCCGTCTTCCTTGTTCGGCTTGTCCTTGGTGGCTCGGCCGCCACGCCGCCAGTCCGAGGATTGGACACCGGTTTCGCTTTCCAGCCGGGTGATCTGCTCGTCCAGGGCCTTGTCCCATTCGGCTTGGAGGTTGTCACCTTCGGGGGTTTCGCCGTTCCAGATGCGGTGGTTGATCTGTTCGATGACGGTGTGGAGGGCGGAACCGCCGGCCAGATACCAGGCGGGGGTTTCGGGGGCCCGCAGGATGCGGGACAGCTGGTATTGCTTGGGGCAGGCTTGGTAGGTGTGGATTTGGGACCAGGACCGGTGTGCGGGGGCGGTGTTCATGCGCCGGCAGGAATCTGGGACACGATGAGGTCGTACGCCTCATCCATGATCTTCGCCGCGTAGTCGTCGTCGGCCCCGTATTCCAGCGCCTCTCGCGCGACGGCGCGTGCGGCTGCCCGCAGCGCCTCCGCGATGAGTTGTTCGACCACGGGGGCTGCCTCCCGGTAGCCGAATGTGTCCCCGAGCCGTTCCGAAAGTTCCTGCTGAATCTCGTTGAGGGTCATTCGGTGTCTCCGTCCGTCTGCGCCTGTTGGATGGTGGCGAGGATCGCATCCGCCACATCGATCCAATGCTGGATCGTGTCCTCATCGATCTGCTCATCATCCCACATATGGGTCGGGTCGAACAGGTTGCAGCAGAACGCGGCTACCGCGTGTCGTGTCTGGTCGGTGTGGCTCACAGCGCCACCTGCCTCAACGCCGGCGGGATGGTCAGTTCGCAGCGGCCGTACTCCTGCGGCTGCATGGAGAGCTGGGCGACGAGGGCGGCGGTGAGGGAGAGGATGATTGTGCCGTCGCTGTCTGCGAGGACGGTGAGGTTGTGGTCGTCGTGGACGATGGTGAGTCGGTCGTCGTTCACGGTGTAGGCCCTCCCGGTTGGTTTGTCTTGGCGGAAACTTTACGGCGAGGTGTTGGATTGTGTCAAGGGGGCACAGTTCGGCGTGTCGCCTCAGCGAAGGTGTCTCACTATGTGGACGGTTGTTGGTTGGGGTGTTGACAGCGGCGATAGGATATGGCCCGTAGTTCCTGCGAACCGCGTAGCCGATTACGGCGAAGCAGACCAGCACAGCACGAAGGGAAGGCGGCGCTTGGGGCGCCGCACCCCAGGGGAAGGCCCGAACCCTTGGTAGGGCCTCCAAAGGAAGAAAGCCCCGGCGTTGAGCCGGGGCTTTCTAGCGTCTACGCCGTTTTTTTAGGCGGCTGCGCTGTTGTCGGGTTGCCGGATGAGGCCCCGGTCCTTGCGGGGCCTTGCTTTCACCCACACGAATCCGTGTTCGGGGGTGTAGTGGACGACGGCGCCGGCCGCCTTCAAGCGGGCGGCCCACGCATCGAACTGCTTCCGCTCGTCGGCGGTCACTTTGCGGTTCTCGCGGAGTCTGCCGGCGATGCGAAGCATGTGGGCGTCGTATTGGTTGTTGTGGGGTGCCGCAACTTTCCACGGCAGTTCGATGTTGTATCGGGGTCGGACTGGTTCTCCGCCGCCCCGCTTGTAGGCCATCTGGTAGGCGGCGAGGGTTGCGTAGACGCCCCACTCTTGGGCGCCTCCTTCACGGATCTGCTCCCACGTCCAGCCCTCGTTGCGTCGGGCGATGATCCAGCTCGTCGGCGGTAGGCGCTTGGCTGGCATCGCAATCACTTCCTTTCCCCAAGAGACGAAAACCTGTACGAGCGGAGTGTTGCACACAACCGGCCACTACGCAACAGAACTACGAAACAGGAGTTTAGCCCAGCCCTGGGGCCTGATCGAACTTGTAGCCAAGGTGGTGTATGGGGTGTTGGATTATGCGTGACGGTGTGTGTTACGGTTGCGGTGTTGGGTCTAGTTCAACAACCGGAGGGCACCATGCCGCACCTGTCCAACTCCATCGCCGAATACCTGCTCGCCCGGCAAGCGCAAGGGTTCGCCGCGAACACGATCCGCAACGACCGAAACACCCTTCGCCGGCTGGAACGAGTGACCGGACTGATGGACTCCCGCGACATCGACGCGATCACCGTGGACAAGTTCATGGCCGACCTCGCCACCACCTGCGGGCCGGGCGCACTCAACACCCACCAGGCCACCCTTGCCGCCTACATCAAGTGGGCGCAGGCCCGCGGCCACATCCCTGCGGGGCCCTCACCTTTGGACGGCCGCCGCTACCGCAAAACGATTCCCGCCGAACGACTCATGGTGCCCCTCGGAAAGTTCGGTGCCGTCCTCGACTCGGCCGAACGGAACCATCCCCGCGACCGGGCCCTCGTTGCCGTCGGCATGTTCCTGATGCTGCGGCAGTCCGAAGCAACCGACCTCCGCATCCGCGACCTTGACCTGGATGCCGGCCGGATCACCGTCCGCATCCACAAGACCCGCGACCTGGACACGATGCCAATCAGTAGCGAACTCGGTGCCGAGCTGCGCCGCTGGCTCAACCACTACACGGCCTCCGTTCCGGGCAGGTTGCAGCCGGAGTGGTATCTGCTGCCGTCGCGCAGCAGCCACGCCATGATCCGCAACACAGAAGGCCATTTTGTCCGTTCCGAACCGAATGCCGGTTTGCGGCCTTTGGCCCGAATCTCCCGGCCGTACAACGTGGTACGCCGCGCACTAGAAGGCGCCGGCTTCACCGTCGGCAAGCACGAAGGAATGCACACGTTGCGACGCTCCGGGGCCCGCGCCGTCTACGACGAACTGGTGCATGAGGGCTACGACGGGGCGCTACGAACTGTGCAAACACTCCTTCACCACGCGCACACCACGATGACTGAGCGGTACATTGGCATCACTTTGGATAAGCAGAGCCGCGACAAGCGGTTCACCGACAAGCCCATGTTTCCCAGCTTGGCCGCCGACAACGTGGTGCGCTTGGGAAGGGCGGAAGGATGAACATGGCGCGCGTGACCCACCTCGTCTGCGACAAATGCGGGCAGCAGGAAGGTGTCGCTTCCTTCACGATTACCACGCCTGGGGGGAAGGCGCGCATGGATCTTTGCCCGAAGCACGCAAAGCCACTCACCGACTTGGTGGGCGACAACGTGTCGTCGGGCCGCACAGCCCGACGCATTCACGACCTGGATGCTGACGGCAATCCGATCCTGTAAACGCAAAAAGAAACCCCCCGCGGCGCGAGGCGCCTGCGGGGGGTTTCTTTGCTGGGAGGGCGAGCCCACCATACAACACGGTTTGACTAGGTGTCAATCCTCGTCGTCATACCAGGGGGTAGGGGGTACGAATCCGGGGGCGAGGCTCACATCGGATGACACGCCGGCGCCTGCGTAGCCGTCGTCGCCGTCATCGATGGCGAAAAACGTCACCCGGAGTGGGCCGATAGTGAGGGCTAGGCGAATCATTCACAGCCCCAACCGCCAACGCTTAGCCGTGAGACGGCCCACGTTTCCCGTGGATTCGATGCCGTCGCGGCGCTGACGCTTACCGACAGCAGCCGTGGTGACCGGTCCGAAACGGCCGGTCTTACCGACACCGACCTCGGCCTGAATACGGCGGACCCATGCGGCGTGCGTGGAGTTGGCGGTGCCGTTGTGGATGCGGCGGCGCTTGGCAACATTCCACAGCGGAACACGGGACCGGTCGCCGAACACATGCCCCTCGGCCAGCGGCCAGCGGGACAGGACGTACTGCTCCCAGGTGCGGCGCGGGCCGCGCAGGTGGGCGTGCGGGTCGGGGGCATTCCCCACCAGCCCGTCGCCACCCTGGGCGGCCTCGGCCACCTGGCGCTGCGCCGACAATGACAGGTCACCGCCGCGCGGGATGCCGTGGATGTGGCGGGCCCACGAACTGTTCGCGGGCCGCACCCAGGCGTCGATGCCAACGGTGTCCAGCGCCACAATCACTTGATCTTCCTGCGTGCGGCTGTATCCGCGGACGGAAAGATCGACGGCCTCCCCGGCGTGCGTGCCGGCAGAGGCCCCGACCGATGTGGAGTAGGAGCCCTGCGTCGGGGTGAGCCGGACACCGGCGAGACGTTCGGCCTCAACGAGCTGGTCGCGCATCCTGGCGGTGAACCTGCGCCACCGCCACCAAACCAGAGACATCAGGAGTCCCCTTCCACCGTGATTTCCGCCACGACCCGCAGGGAGACGTTGTGCTTGCTGACCGCCCATGCGCGGCAGATCACCGTGTCGGCGGGCTCCCCGTCGTCGGCGTAGTCGGTGCCCCCGACGAACGGAACGAACGAACCGGTCACCGGCAGCGGTCCCGAGGTCCACAGGAAGTCCTGGATCGGTCCGGGATCCTCGCACCACACGACCACCGCGGCGGCGCGCTTCACACCGGAGGC